ATTGCTCATTGAGAAACCGAGCCAAGCCATAGGTCAGATGACTCTTACCAACACCAGAAGGTCCTGTGATGATGGCATTGCCAGTCTCACCTTTCGCATAGCAACGCTCCAACCGCTTCACAAAATTCATAGCCTTTTCATCAATATCAACCTGAATCTCATAGTCATGTAGTGACTTGCTGGCCAGCTTAGTTGAAACGATACTATCGCGAGCAAAGACCTCATAAGTGTCCGAAAGCTTACTCTTGACCTCGGATTCCATATTCAACTGCTTTTCAAAGAGTCGAATGTTCTCTTTCTCACACTCAGGACATTGACTGATTTCCTCAACCTTGCCCTTGATAGGAATCTTAACAGACCAAAGATGGCATCCATGGATTTCACAGATATCATCAAGAACTGTTCTGGTTCTGAATTGTTTAAACTGTTTCATTTAAAATCCTAGCCTTTCATCAACTGCTGATTGAAATGAGTGAACTTTTCGTGGTATAGGTTGGTTTAGATAATTGTCCATCTTATTACCAAAAAGTGTTTGTGGTTGAAGATACTGTTCATAATCTGTACCTTTCCACTTAGCGACCATGATGTCCACAACCTTTTTAAAATCTTCAAGGACATAACCCTCTTTTAGCCTTGCCTTGATAAATTTTTGATGACTAGTAGTGTCAACCTTGAAATTCTTCTTAGCTTTTAAATTGAGATAAGAAATAACTTCTTTACAAATCGACAATTTATTATTATCTATATCAGTCTTTATAATATCAGTCTTTATTGTTTGTACTTCTTGCGTATCCAGAGCGGTATTTTCTACGGTTCTGGGCGGTATTTTTTCCAGTTCAGGAGGTTCTTGCTTGACAATTTTTGGACCAAGAATGTAAAGACGATTTGGCTTGGTCAATCCTTGACGTTCTTCCTTCAGCAAACCTGATGTCACAAGTTCCTTTTTAATCTTAGTTACTGTCTTCTCTGAACATCCAAGTCCTTCACAAAATTCAGCTGTAGTAAAATACATAAAAACTTTGCCATTTCGATCATGCCACTTTGACTCCAAAGATAAATCCAAACGATTATAGAGCAATGCATACATAATTTTTGCATTGTTTGATAGTTTTTTATATGGCTCTTTAAATAGCCATTTTGGTAATTGAAAGTATTGATACTTTTCAACTTCGTTTTTATAATATGTCTCAGCCATATACTATTCCTCCACACTTGAAAATTTTGTGTATTCTTTGTGAAAATACAACTTCACTGTGCCTAAACTGCCATGCCGATTCTTTTCCAAGATCAGTTCGGTTACGTTATTCGCTTCTTGACTGTCTGCCTGTTCTTTCTGATAGTAGGCCTCACGATACAAGAAAGCTACAATGTCTGCATCTTGCTCAATCGAACCAGATTCTCGCAAATCTGATAGCATTGGGCGCTTGTCCTGTCTCTGCTCAACCGACCGACTCAACTGCGATAAGGCTATGACAGGAACCCTCAAATCCTTTGCTAGTATCTTCAATTCCCTTGAAATTTCAGAAACAATCTGCTGACGATTCTCCCTCTTTGAACCAGTAATCAATTGCAAGTAGTCAATGATGATAATGCCTAGACCGCCCATTTCTTGAGAAAGCTTTCGAGCCTTTGACCGTATATCTGAAATCCGAATACCCGCAGTATCATCCACGAAAATAGGCACATCATAGAGATTGCTTTGTGCATGTACAAGTCTTTTCCACTCATCGGTACTAAGATTCCCGGTCTTCAAATGATAACCTGGAATCATACCCTCAGATGCCACCATTCGTTCAATTAATTCCTCTGCTCCCATTTCAAGAGAGAAAATGACAGCAGGCTTTCTTTCCATAGTAGCCACATGCTTTGCGATGTTCAATGCTAGCGCCGTCTTACCCATAGCAGGACGAGCAGCAAGGATGATAAGATTCCCTTCATGAAGGCCTGTTGTTATCTTATCTAATCCGACAAAGCCAGTAGATAGACCAGTCACGAATCCATCTGTCTGTGAGCGAGTCTCGACTATTTGCATGTGTGTATCAAGAATATCGGCCACATTACGAAATCCTGTCCCTGCATTTTGATTACTAATATCCAGTAGAGATTTTTCAGTTTTAACAATGATCTCATCAATCGATACATCGCCTTGATAAGCACTAGATAATGAATCAGACAAGTCAGCGATGACTTTCCGAAGAGTTGCCTTCTCTTTTACTAATTTTGCATAATGCTCCACATTTTTTGAAGTTGGTGTTGAATTTACCAACTCGACAACGTAGTTTATACCACCGATATTTGAGATGTCACCTTGATTGGTAAGAGCAGACACCATAGTCGTAGCATCGATTGGCTCGCCTTTTTCAAGCAATGACAACATAGTTTTAAATACAATCTTGTTGGCAGGCTTATAAAAATCGTCAGGAGTTAATTCGTCTGCAAGTGATATCATCGTTTCCGGTGAGATAAAGACAGCACCCAGAACCGACTGCTCTGCAACTAGATCATGGGGTAGTATTCTGAAATCTTCACTCATACACTCTTCCTCCAGTAGCTTTCTAAGTCAATATTCATGACAGCAGCAAGATTCTTCTGCTCGGTTAAGATTTGTCTACGGTAAGGAGCCAGACCAGCTTGTCGCTCTTCCTCACTTTGTGGCAAGTAGTATCCATTTGGTTTCGTCTTCTTAGCCACAATAGGGTGTCTAAAATTAACTCGAAGACTTTCAATGACTTCTTCTAACTTACGTTTTGAGAGTCCAGTTTCTAAACGTATTTCACTTGCTTGAATTGGAAGGTCGAACGTAGCGCAATTAAGAATCATATTTAACACCCGAATTTCCATTTCGTTCATGTTGCGACTTACACTCATATTTTTATCCCTTATTTCAAACCTACTGGTGGATCCACATCGTATGTAAATTGCTTATCTGAATTTCTCAGATTCATACGAGCGATGTCGCTTGCGATTAGTTGTCTGTTTTTCTTTTTAGATTCTGCTCGGTCATCTAGCTCATTTACTAGTGCCCAGAGCAAAAAAAGCATTGTTGTTCCGAAATAGATATATTCAATCATTTTGTGTTTTCCTTTTCTTCATAGATTGCTACGATTTCTTCAAGATCTGCGATACGTTGATTTGCTATCTGATATTTTTCTTGAAGGTCTATCAATTCCCTGTTCGTATCCAATGCAACCAATCGCCAGTCGGTGTTGACTTCGATTTTTGTTGTGTTGAAAAACCATTTTGTTATTTTGTCTAGTAATTTCATGTAATTTCTCCTATATTGCAGTTTTCTGCCAGTTTTCGTGATACCATTCAATCACGGCATCCCTTGGATATTTCTCGCGCTTGCCCTCAATTCTTGGGAAGTCTGCGTGTCGGTTGAAACGTTCGTCAAACGTTGACGTGTCTTTTGTTCCAAGTAACATTTCGGAGCATTGCGACTTGTTCAGTTCCATTGGATAGCGCCTTTTCTCATCGGTCACAATCGTCATGACTTTGAGTGTTCTATCCATCAATCCAGCTTCAAACTGATCTAATAATTGATTCATTAAGTCATTCATGATATAATTTCCTTAGATATTTTTGATAAGTGCCTGATTGCAGTCAGGTGCTTTTTTGTTAATAAATCTTACTTTCCATCGCCCTGAGCTCTATCTCATGGCTAACTTGTTTCAATAGCTTCTCACATGCTATTTTAGCTTCTCTGTATGTTGTGTTCTCTCTGATAAAGTAATCAGCGAGTTCTATGATTTTATCTTCCATTCAACCTCCTATATCGGCCTTGAGACCGATGTGATTCCTTCTTGATTTGATATAATAACTTTTGACTAGGACCTCTCACTGTTTTAGTCAAAAAAACAACAGAAAGGAGCAATCTCATGTCAAAGACTCCAATAAAACCTGGAACAGACAATCAGAAACCCGGCCACTATGTAGAGGTGGGACCTCGTGGTGGAAAAGTCACTAATGGTCATACCGCAACTATTGGAAAAGGTGATCGGCTACCTCCGACATCAGCTAAAGGCAACGGCTGGAAGAAAGTCTAATCTTCGTTTGCGTACAATCGTTCAATGGTTGTACGCTTTTTCCATAAACAAAAGCACATTCCAAAAATATTTATTTGAATCCATGCTTCAGCGTAATCTTTCCCATCTCTGGCGTAATGAGTTATATAATGGTGAATCATATTTTTCCTTTCTAAATTTGGTATAATAAAAATAATAAAATGATTGGAGAAATCTTATGATATTTCAAGCGAAAATAACCTCTTCTACCTCTAGACCTGTAAATGTTGATGATAGCTGTCCAAATTGTAAAAAACCAACCAATCCAGATCTTGTAAACTCTTCTTATTTTTATCTTGGAGAAGATAAAACAAGCCTAGTATTAACATTTAGATGCTTAGGTTGTAAGCACTTCTGGACAGAGGAGTTTATAGCTACAAGATATTCAACCAATAACTACACTCAAGAATACGATATCGAACATATAAAAGTAACTCCTAATCTTCCTAGTGATATACCTATATCTGACGATGTAGAGATAGTTTCTCCAATTGGTAAGCAAATCTATGTTCAAGCACTAAAAGCTGAACATGAACAACTAGACCACATTGCAGGCATCGGATATCGAAAGGCGCTAGAGTTTTTTGTTAAAGATTTCTCTATTGTTACGAATCCTGATGATGAAGAAAAAATCACTAAAATGTCATTAAAGCAAGTTATTGAAACATATATCAAGGATGAAGACCTTAAAACATTTGCACTAGCATCTGCTTATATCGGTAACGACGAAGGTCATTACTATAGAAATAATCCTGATAAAGATTTCAAAGACCTAAAGAACTACCTGCACGGAGTTATTCACTACATGGAAATGAAACTCAATTTCCTTGATGCTCAAGAGCTTGTGAATCGTTCAAAGAAATCTTAGAGTCTAGTTCATCCAACTTCTCTGCAATATATGTCACAGTCCTCAATATTTCATTGAGGGCTGTTCTTTCTAATTCGTTCATACGCCCTCCTTTTTGTTGTTGTTTTCGCAACTTTTAGAGTAAAAAAATACTACTAGAAATCTTCCATCTTGACACCTAGCAAATCTGCCAGCTTGCTCGCCTCTGAGAATGTGAAATCTCGCCCTTTGTATCGGTTGATTTTCATGCTAAGTGTAGACTTATCCATTCCTAACTTGTCGGCAATATCATTCTGTTTCAAACCTTTAGAAACGATGATACCTTTTAAATTGTGGTATGGTTTATCCAGTACTAGTGAACCTTCCATAGACCTCTCCTTTCCAAGTTGTCGTTTTCGCAACTTTATTTTATGAATTAAGTATACACTTTTATTTTTTCGTTGTCAACAACTTTTTTTAATTTTTTTAAAAAAATTTGCGTTAACGAAACTTTTATGGTATTATCATTATAGAAAAGGAGCAACAACAATGATAGGAAAGAAAATAAAAGAGCTTAGAAAAAGCCATAATCTAACTCTTGAAGAGTTAGCGGATATATTGAACAAGGAATATCCTGACACTATCAATTTTAATAAAGGTAAAATTTCAAAATGGGAAAATGATAGAGAGGAACCTAGACTCTCATCTGTCAAAATCCTTGCTGACTATTTCGATGTCCCACTAGATTATTTTAACGGCATTGATATTGATCAGGCTGAAATTCTAACCATCTTCAACCAACTAGACGAAGATAGACAAGCAAATGTAGTCGACTACGCAACCACCCTATTAAATGAGCAAGTCAGCATGAAAACAACCACAGTCCTAGAAAAGTATAGAACCGACGACTACGTTATAGATTATGTTGAGGGATTGGTAGCAGCAGGCCATGGAACTTTCCAAGAGGATAACCTACACATGGAAGTTAGAATCAGAGTGGATGATGTTCCTGATAACTATGACACCATAGCTAAGGTTGCAGGGGACTCCATGGAACCACTTATTGAAGATAATGATCTATTGTTCATAAAAGTTACCAGTCAAGTGGATATCAATTCAATCGGTATCTTTCAAATAAATGGCAAGAATTTTGTCAAGAAACTTAAAAGAGATTATGACGGTTCCTGGTATCTTCAAAGTCTAAATAGTGGATACGAGGAAATCCACTTGTCAGAAAATGACGATATCCGTACAATCGGAGAGGTCGTAGATATTTATAAAGTGTAGAGGTTCTGAATTTGGGAAAAACAGAAAATCTTGACCTACTATCCGAGGCAACCGAACGGCTTATAAGTTTTGTCAAAGATAATCCTCATTACCATAAAAGTCATGGGATGGGGAAAAGTCTTTTGAATTATGTTGAGCAGTTAGAAAGAGACCTACATAAAAAAAGGCGTCGTTACAAGACATATGCTCCAGGAACTATAGTATATGTCCATTTTGGGATGAATTTTGGAGAGGAATTTTCAAAAACACATTATGCTATCACGCTCTCTAAAAACGATAGGAAAGACAAACGTACTATAACTGTTATTCCTTTAACGTCTAAACCAGGTAAAGATAAACTAAAACTTGATTTTGAATTTTCAAGAGAACTCTTTTATTTAACTTACGAAGTAGCAACTAAGTCTGCTAGAAAGATAAACGACGAACTCCTAGAGGAAATAAATTCCGTTTTGCCTGATAATATTGCACCTATCACTGATATAACGGATATGCCTTACTTATTCGAAAACACAGATAAGTACTACGATACATTAAAATCTGTTTATCAGAAAACGAAAAAATCTACTGAACTATTAGAGAAAGCTAGCGAGCAAATGGATAGATTTCAGAAGAGTTTAGAAAAAACGACTTACGCAGCATTAGATTGCATAACTACTATTGATAAAAACAAAATAGAACCACGAACATCAGAAATTGATGTTTTATCAGCTACAGTTGTTGGAGAACGGCAACTAAGAAAATTATCGGACGCAATTAGCGAACGTATTATATTTGACAACTAAATAGAAATTTTGATAAAATACAGTTGGATTACCTAGATGATACCATCTAGTGCAAAATACGGCAGGTAGCTCCTGCCTCGGTCACAGCTGTACAAAAATTGTGCAGCTGTTTTTAATTATACAAAAACAAAAAAGCCCCACGCTCTCAAACTTTGGCGACTCTGAGCGTGAGGCAATCAGAATAGTAAAAGGCATTAAAAGGCCCTCTTTACTATACCCATTTTATCAAGAAATGAGGTGAAAAGTAAATGGCATACTTTAGAAAACGAGATAACGGTTGGGAATACCGAATATCTTACAAGGATACAGACGGCAAATACAAACAAAAATCAAAAAGTGGATTCAAGACCAAGAAACTAGCTCAAGTTGCAGCAAGGGAGATAGAGGATAACCTATCCGAAAATATCTTGACAGACAAAGATGTCACGCTTTACGATTTTGTAAAGACCTGGTCAGACGTTTACAAGCGTCCACATGTCAAGGATAAGACTTGGGATACATACACCAAAAACTTAAAGCATATCAAAACG